ACATTACTTCCTCTTCGAAAGCTCTGTCACTAGACTCGGTTACGTATACTTCGGCAGACTCGTTGTCATACCGTTTGTACTCCAGCCCAAATAGTGCATTTAGGCCTGGTTCTAGTTCTTTAACTAGTTGTGCTCTTGATATTGCCATGTCTATGTGCTCCTATTATGATGCAGACGTCAAACCACCAGAGTTTACTTGGTTGAGATTCTGAACCACAACAAAACTGCAGTTAGCTGCTGTAATGTCGCTGTTCTCAGGGTCCTCAGCCGAACGTAAAAGTCTCCATGCGTTTGCCGTTGCGTGAACAGTTCCAACAATCTCTGAACTTGATTGACCACTTATTTCACTACCTGCTGCAGTTACCGTCAAGCCATACGTTTCAAAAACGTCGGCTTGTAGAACTGCTGCGGCAGCAGAACCAACATAAAGTTGGAAAGGGTTATCAAGAACAAATGCTGTAATGTTCTCACTGTTTGCTGGAGTAATTGGCTGGTTGTACCAGTTTGACCATGTCGGCTTCAATGTGGTAGCGGCATTATAAAAAATACCGTTTAACACACCGATAGTTGACGTGGTGATAGAAGCTTGCGCTGATATAAGATATCCATTAACCATCCTTACAGATGATCCTTGGAATAAATCAGCATCATACGCAGCTGCTATGTAGTATTTGCCTTGTCCTTGAGTAGATGGCGTTGAGCCAAGCGTACCTGTAGGAATCAAGCCAAATCCTGCTGTGTTAGTATTAGCCATGTTATTACTCCTTAAAGTTTATAGTTTCCTATAAACAGGTTAATTAAAATCGATGATAGGGAATTGGTTGTTATCCCGAGAATAGTTAAAAAATTAACTTTTCTTTGTACCACCGAAGGTTACGCGAGACTGTCGATCGACATCGATCGGCATGCTCTTATGTTGTTCCCTTAGTAAGTCGGTTTCAACTGCTTCGTCTTGACCATCAGTAAGTGTTTTCTGATAATCAACCCTTTGCTTCGCGAGTTCTTCGGGTATCCTAGCCAACAATAGGCCTCCTACTCCAATCACCCCAGCGTACTTGCCTTCAGCTACAACAGGATAATCTTGATCAGAATATTCATCAGCTCTCACTAATTCATATCCTTCTCTAAGTCGACCGTAAATATTTTTACTGTCGGCGAATCCCATGGATTCAGCTCTTATCCATCTGTGCCTAAAGCCATTAGGCGCTTTGGGTGCATCCAGAGAGGATGGTGGCTTATACACTTTTGGTCTTTCAGTTTTTGACCGTGTATCCGCCGCACGAGAAGTTTTTTTATCTTTTATCATATGCTTACGCCTCCTTCGTGAGTTGTCTTAATTGTTTTGCATACTCTTCGAGTGGCACACCTAATTTTTTAGCTATTGCTACTTCAGACGATGTGAGTCTGATTTGTTTGCGACCAGTTTTTGCACTTCTATTCGCAGAAGCCACCGACTGAACGGGTCTAGTCGTTTGTATATCTCCACTAGTATCAAATTTATTAGGAAAGTCAACACGTATTCGTTTATCTATTTCCGCATAATATTCATTTGATTTAGGGTCATAACCCTCTTTATCCACTAGATCTTTGTGAATTTCAAACGCAGTAAAAGTCATAGCTCGGTTAGTTCCGAACCATTTGTTTTTACCAGCCCAATTTTCAGCCAGAGGATCAGCTTCAGGTAATGATTGTGGAGTTTGTATTGGTAGTCGTCCACCGTCAGAAAGCTGGACAGGTTTCTCGTCCTGTTCAGTTTTTCTTTGTTTTAGTTTAGCATTATCAAACGCAAGCTCTGCTATACGTTTGTTTGCCATGACTTGAGCTTCAGCATCACTATTTTCAATAGCTCGCGCAAGATCTTTTTGCGCAGAATCCATTTCAGTTTTAACACTTTCCTCAAATCTTTTATTATAATCAGCATCGACTTTTTGAAATCTTTCCTGATCAATTTTTCTTTTATCTTCTAAAGCTTGAGCATATCGTACAGCAGCTTCTTCTCTACGTTCTGCTTCTCTCATCTTACGAGTAAGTTTAGCAATACGAGATTGAACTCCTTTACTATAATCCTCTAGTTTAGAATCATCTTCTGTTTTTGTTTCTTCTTTTACTGGTTCTTCTTTTACTGGTTCTTCTTTTTCTACTTCCGTGATCCTTGGTTCTTCTTCCTTTGTTTCAATAACCTCTTCCTCTTTTGGTTCTTCTACAGTTACATCGACGTCTGGGCCTGATGTATCTATATCAACCATTTTGTCTAAAGGTTTTTTCTTTTCTTCGTCTGGCATAGTTTCCTCCTTTTCTATGTTTAGTATTTATGCAAGAGATCCTCTGGATCCTTGACTGTTGCTAGTATTTCGTCTTCATTTAAAAGACGAACTTCTCCACCTTCAATATTAATACGTGATCCTGCATAACGTGCAAAGACCACCCAATCACCAATCTTGCACCACGGACCTGTTGGATAACGTTCTTTATCTCTATAACATTCTGATCCCATCGCCAATACGTTTCCGCATTGCGATGCAACTTGTTGACGTTCTAATGTTGATTCATTTATAATTACTCCACCTTTAGTTTTTTCATTCATTTTAAATGGTAAAACTAAAATTCTCCAACCTGTTGGTTGAGGTAATTTTTCTTTTTCGTTTGTAACTTCTTTTTGAGATTCTGTTCTGGTAAGACCAACTAGATCCTTATTTGGTAAGTGAATCTTTGCCGTTTCCTTTGATGTCGATGACTGTTCCTTCATTTTGCTCCTTCTCATCTAGCAGGTTAGAGATTTCCTGTTTCGTTGCCTCTAGGGCGTTAATTTGTCCTATTATATACTTGTATGTTTCCATATTGTCAACCCCTCCTGATGTGACAGAGATTGCTAATTGATTGATTCTACTATCTAATGCTCTTCGTAGTTTATAAATTACGTTTTCTAAATTCATTACATGACGCCTATTGCTCTTAAGCAACCAGGACAGTTCTTTCTAAATCTTATGTGATCATTACAGTGTTTAACTGTTTCTTTATTTTCTTCTGCAGGGGTTGTTAGAACCATTGGTTCTTCTTTACTTCCAAATAGGAAGTTCCATATTTTTTTAAACATTATGATTTCGCCATTTTTTTGAATGTTTTCGCAAGGTTATACCTTCTTGATCCTTTAGGACAAGTTTTGCTTCCAAATTTTTTACCAGTACATGGTTTATCTTTTCTCATACCTTTAGTAGCTTCCTGAATCCAGCCACCATTTTTAAGAGGCAATCCACCACTTGGATAACCATAAGAATTAGTTCCTAATTGAAGCTTGACTCCTGGTGCCATTTTATCCCTAAGATAATTATTCATTAGTCTTTCTTTTTTGGAACTAATTTTACTTTGCCATCTTTAATTGTAATATCACGTTCCATAAATTTTTTGTATTTTGGAAATTTATGTTTAGCAACTTCATGTGCACCAACAACTGCAGCGCCTGTTCCTACAGCAGCACCTACTGCTTTTTTAGTTTGAGTACTTTTAGCTTTTTTTAAAGCTTTTACATCTTTTTCATATTTATCATGAATGTCAGAACTTTTTTTCCAAAACTTCTTTTTAAGTTCAGAAGCTTTTGAACCTTGTTTAACACCAGCGCTTTTGTATTGCTTGCTAACAGTTCCAACTATTTCATCAAAGGCTTTTCTTCTTGATGTTAAATCCTTTGCAGGTTTGAACCCCTTAATAGCGGCTCCTATTCCTTTAGTTAATAATCCCATAAGTTCTCCTTATGCTTTTTTCCAGTCTTTGGATCTTTTACCCCATTTACCGTAAGACTCGTCTCTTTCAGCTTTTGCTTTTTTAGGATCTTTTTTAGTAGCTTTACCTTTTCCTAAACGCATGCCGATCGATTCATCTTTCTCATCTATATATCCCTGCTTTTTCTTACCAGCAGATTTCCCAGCTTTGTATGGGAATCTAGATTTATAGGGTCTTGATCCGAAATCATTTCTCATAATTTTCTCCTTAGTTGTTTATATTTGTTTTGACATACATTGTCC